CAATACTTAAATTTGTACCATCAGCAAAGTTAACAGTATCTCCACTATCACCGATAGTTAGAGTTGTACCCGACTGTGGAATTATTTTATCTACTTCTAATTGTGACATTATATGATTACCAATGTTCCTGTTACGACAACAGTTTCTGTGAATGTGACTGGACCTGCAAGAACTGCAGATTCAATTTCCATTTTCTTATCCATCACTTGTGCGTGATGATATATTTCTTCCGAAGCAGGTTTATCACCTACATAAACTGTTCCATTTACTTCACTCATTATATCTCCTATGTGCTTATACTATCAACTCTGCTTAACCACGCATCAACACTTGTTGCTGCACTAGCTAAACCATAAAGTACATCACCATTTTGTAAAACAATTTTAGCACCACCTTGAATTAGTTCAATTGAACTTGCAGGTGGAATGCTTAAATCTTTTGCTACATATCTATCTGTTCCTGCACCACCTTTGTCAATATAAATATCAACAGTTACTGAACTAGATGTTACATTAGTTAATCTTAAACCAATGATAGCATCATCTGAGTTAGCAGTAAGTAAAGTAGTTTCAGAATTTGTGATTTGAGTACCAGTTGATTCAAAATCCTGTGCCATTTATTTTCTCCTTTTTATATATTATACATGTTAATTACGCAAAAGTCAAGTATAAACTACAACGCAATTGCCATAGCCACAGCAAAACCTGCACTTGCTTTAGTATCTATTTGTGTTTGTATTGCTGAAGTTACTCCATTTAAATATCCAAATTCTGTATTTGAAACTGTACCATCATGTATTTTAGTAGCATCAATTGCAGCACTTGAATTAATATCGTCATTAACAACTACACCCGAACTAATTGCAGCTACTCCTGTATCTGCTATAGTTATATCTCCAGATACAACATTATCTATCCATTTAGATGTTGCTGTATCATAGAATAATAACGACCCATCAGCAGCACTAGTAATGTTAGTATCAGTTAATTCTGATAGTTCATTAGCAGTTGCTACTTGAGTTGCTACATATGCTTTAATTGATTGTTGTGTTGCTAATTTAGTATCTGAATCGGAAGCAAAATCGTCTTCGTCTAGTATTGCTGAACCAGATACTCCTGTATTGATAACAGGACTTGTGAGAGTTTTGTTTGATAAAGCTTGTGATGTTGATAAGTCAACTGTTGTTGCAGTATCAATATTTAAAGTTACTGCTCCAGTTGTACCACCACCAGATAAACCTGTACCTGCTGTTACTTCAGTAATATCACCAACTGGTACTGTTGCTACTTGAGTATCTACATAAGATTTAATTGCTTTTGCAGAAGCTAAAGTATCATCACTTGCAGATACACTTGCTAATGCAGTATCAACTACACCAGAAGCAAAATCTGCTACTTCAAGATTAGTAATACTGTTTCCAGTACCGTTTGCATCTATTGTTTTATTTGTAAATGTTAATGTATCACTTGCTATGTTAGCATCTTGTGCATCTACATAAGTTTTAATAGATTTAGCTGAAGCAAGTGTATCATCAGATGCAGATACACTAGTTAAATCTGTATCTAATACACCAGATTTTAAATTATCTACTTCAATGTTAGATACTGTATTGTTATCTACATCAATAATTTTATTTGTTAAAGTTTGAGAATCAGTTAAAGTTGCTACTGTTGCTGCATCTATAGAAACTGTTAAAGTAGTTCCAGAACCTACAGTATCAATACCAGTTCCACCTGCTATTGTTAAAGTTTCTGTATCTAGGTCAATATCTAATGCACCACCAGAGTCACCTTGAAAATCTAAATCTTGTTGGTTAAGAGAAGTTGTAACTGCATCTACATAAGCTTTAATACTTTGTTGTGTTGCAAGAGCAGTTGCTGAATCTGAAGCCATGTTATCTTCATCAAGAACTGAAGATACTGCTGTGCTTGAACCTAGTGTTAAGCTACCAGATATTTCTGTATTACCATTAATATCTATTGTTGTTGCTGCAATTTGTATTTCTGTATCTGCAACTAAATCTAATTGTCCATCTACTGATGAATTAATATAGATTGCTGAATCTCTAAATAAAAGTTTTTCATCTGTACTTAATAAAATATCATCTGAGAATTGAAAGTAATCTTCATCTTCCATCCAAGTAAATACACCATCATTACTTGTTGCATCAAATGTAACTGAGATATCATTATTTGTATTAGTACCAAATGTTAATGTATTACTGAATAAGTTTGATATTGGTCCACCATCACCAGTAGTTGTACCATCATGGGTATGACCGCTTGAGACATTAAATGCAGCTACTAGTTGGTCATACTCATTATTGAGCAATGATGCAAATATTGTATCACCATCTGTAAATGTACTTTGTCTAGTATATGTCGCCATTTATTATGTCCTTCCTGCGGGTATGAAATCTACATAAAATCCAGATACAGTATAAGGTGAACCTGTCCCTGTACTTCTAACTCTAAAGTTATTTGTAAATCCACTACCAGTTAGTGTTGTTTTTTGTTGTGGAAATAATGTTCCACCAAAAATTGTTGTTCCAAATGTTGAACTTGTACCAAATGTTGCAGGAGTTTGTAATGCTCCTAGTGCTATTTCATTAGGTTGAGTTACATCATTGCTTTCAAAATCGTAACGAGTTTGTAATTTTAAATTTTCGTTTGTTCCTTCAGAACGAATACTTGTTTTAATATAGTATAAAGTTTTTCTAATACCTGCATCACCATAATCTAAGTCTGGTGTTTTATATTGTGCTACAATATTTGAGCCATCAAAACTATTACCAGTATCATGGTTATAAATTCTACCATCTTCAGATGCGTGATATAAAACTTCGCTTCCATTTTCATCTACACCTGCGTGAGCAACTTTTACAGGAATACCTTTTGTTGTACTCCACTCATATACTCCTGCACCCGTAGAAGATATTTTAAATGTACCAATAATACCACCTTGAATAGTATTAGAAATTCCAGATTTAAAATAAAATAATCTGTATTGACTTTTCTCTCTAATCACCATACTAGAAAATCTAATTGATGATAAGAAAGGCATTATCTCATCTCTGAATAATGGCATTATCTTTCTACTAATAGAACTTAATTCTATATCGTCAATTCTTGCTGTTCCTGCGATAGTTCTTAGACCATCTGGTGCTAAGAAAATTAAATCTCCGCCTATCTCTTGAACTGTATTACCATTTATACATCCAATGTTTTTTGTAACACCAGACACTACAGTAGTACCATCTAATCCAGAAACTTGAAAAATACTATTTTCACAGAAAACAATTAGTTTGTTTCTAAAAGGTTTTACTGTTACTATCTTATCACCAACATCTATTGTACCTGCTGATGAACCTGTAAAATCTTCGGGTTTTAATCTTGTACTATAACTTAATATTTGTGGGTTATCTGAATCTCCTGCAAGAATTAATCTTTCTGCAAAGATAGTAGCAAATTTAGATTTGTCTGGAGCAGACCTTTCTATCTCTTTAAAGTAATAAGTATGTACTCCACTTGCTATATCTATTTTTAAATATGCAGGTTTGTTAACTCCATCTACTATAAATAATTCACCATACTGTGATTCACCTTCGTATAAAGCAAACTTACAATCAGATTGGCTTGGTCTTGCTATTGTTGAACCACTTGCTAATTGTGCTGCAGTTGCTCCATTTTTTTGAATAGCTATATTACTTGCTGAACTTTCAAAGTTACCATCTACTGTTAGTTCATGGTCATTAGTAATACTTAAAACATTAAAAATTTCACCATTAATTTTTATATCATCACCAACTGATACTTCACTAGTAAATAGTGTAGAACCACCATGAGCATTTACTGTAGGAGAACCAGAACTAACATTTACTGTACCTGTAATATTTTGATAAGTATCTTTATTAACTTGTGTCCAAGTTGTACCATCAGCACTATAATAAATATTTGTTCCTTGACAAGCTACAACTCCTTTAGCATAGCTTTGAATACCTTCTATATTTGATGTACTACTATCTGGAGTACTAGTTCCAAATTTAGAAAAACCATTTATTCTTCTGTATCCTCCATGGATAGAAGATTCATAGTTTTCTAAAACTGTAGCGACACCCGGAGTTCTAAATAGTGTATGTGTTGTTCCAACTAAATCTAATCCGCCTTCGCATGTTACTGAAACACCTTGTTCTGCCATTTAACAATTCCATGCTCTTAATGATTTATTAATTCTGCTGTTAGGGTCGTTTGCTGTTTTCTTAGATGTAAGTTTTTTCTTCATTCCTTTCATCCTCGCACAAAAACTAGCCCTTCTTTTGTTACCAACTTTTTTACTTGGTGCTTTTAAATTACCGCCAGTTGCTCTGTTATAACTAGCACGACCTTTAGCATTTAAACCACCAGAAGGATTCTTACCTTCTTTTCTTTGCCATGCAGGACTTTTTGCCATTATATTATCCTTGTTCTATCATCAGTCATTCTGTCTGGAAAAGGTTCAATCAATTGTTCTCTCATTGTTCTTAAACCTTTTTTATATTCTGCATCAGCTAACTGTGACTGACTTATGTTATCTTTAAATTGATGTAAATAATATCTTGCTCTTGCAAGTAATACTGTTGTATATTGTTGTGGGAATACTACAGTATCTCCATGATTTGTTAATTCATCTGGTTGTGAATATGCAAAGAAATAAACTTTGAATACACCATTAGGAATTGGTGATAAACCAAACTTATCATTCTTTGGACTTCTAATAATTCTTTGTGGAATACCATAAGTCTGTGTATTACTTTTATCTACAGACTCTGATATAGCATAATGCTTATTCCAAAATTCTATTGTAATAGGTCTTAGATTTCTAATTTCATATGGTGCTGATTTTCCAGTTACACCTTCTTCTGTTAGTGTAACATTTTCATAATCTATAAACCCATAGTCAGTTGTAACCCCAGTTGAACTTGCGTTAAATTTGTACCACCTAGTCCCAGAAACAGTTTCAACTGAAACATTTCCATAATAGTTATCGCTTGGGTCACCAACTGCTAAAAAACTCCATTTATCTTCTGCGTTACAAATATCAAAGTATGCTCTATTAATTGTATCTTTGATATACTTTTGTATTCCTTTTGCGTTTGCAAATGAAACACTTGACAGTTCTACTTCATTTAATTCTCTTATAAGAGTATTAGTTAAATCGAGATATGTTCTGAAGGGTGCTGCCATTTAAAAATTCTTTTCTTGTTATATTAAAAAAAGAGAGGGCGAACTTAATCGCCCCCTCAATATTAGTATTAGTCAATAGTGTAGATTGCTTTTACTAAAGCATCATCTCTAAGAACTTGTCTTCCATATACATGAAGACCTCTAACGATATCACCGAAAGTATCAGTATCTCTTAAAGTCTCAATGTTTAGGATTGACTGAGCAGTTGCTGTAGAAGACATATGTCCTGCTAAGCATTGACCAGTAGCATTTGAAGTTGCAGGGATGTTAGAAGATTTGTACATTTGGAATCCTCTAATTGAACCAGATGCAACTAGACCATTTCTTACTCCACCATCACCTTGGTTAAAGTCAGATGACATAAGTTTTGAGTCTGTAGCTGCCAATTCTTCATAGAACTCTGGTTTTGCAACAAACCATCTTTGGTCTTCTGGCACTTGAGAATCGTCAAGTAATCTTGCCATTCTTGCCATGATAGATAAAGGAGTTGCTTCTCCAGATGCATGTCCCATGTCGATTGGGTCAGTAGTAGCTAATGAACCAGATGCTGCATTTGCAGTATCACCACCAAGTTGATGGTCTGGAGCAGAAGTAGATACACCTGCAAACATTGCAGTTAATACTTCAGCATCCATAGTGTTCTTAAGTGTATAAGCTGCACTTGATGCACCAACTGATGCAAAGTTGATATGAGAAAGTTTTTCCTCAATATCGTCAACTATAAACTTAAAGCTATTTGCTTTGTCAATTACAAGAGTAAGTTCTTGGTCAGTTAAGTACTGTTTAGTTGTACTTGCTGCTCTTGTATAAGCCGCAACTGTGATTTCTGGTTCTTTGATGATTTTTACTGTATCACCAAAAGCCGCAATCTCACCTGCGTAGTCTGTGTTTGTTATTGCTTCGATTACAGAAGACTTTCTAAAGAAGTTTTGAATCTTCTTCGAAAATATTTCTGGTACGAAGAACTCATTAGTCTGTCCACTAGTAGTATCAAAGTTTGATAAATTACTGTTGACAGCATTTTGAAATACCGCCATGATATTCCCCTTTCCTGTGTTGTTTAAGTTAAGTGATTAACAATGTGCGGTCTATAAAATTTAGTAAGTCGGATTACCAGAACCTTTACTTGGTCTGTTACCCATGTCATTTATGACACGACCTTCAGACATAGCATCAGTTATAGCTTTTTCGTTCTTATCAAATTCTGACTGCGACATTGCCGCTATTTGAGAACGAGTCCAAATCTTTTTAGAACCATAGCCGATTTCTTTACTGTTTTTTACTTTCACCATTTCTGATGCAGCAACTAAATCGCCAGATAATTCTGGTTTAGATTTTGACTTGCCGGTATCCTGTTTGAATAAGTCTATTGCTCTCGAAGCAAGTTCTGCATTTGTAGCATTACCATAAACCCATCCCTTAATTGCTTCGGGTTGACTTTCCGCCCAACTATGAAACTCATCCGACTCTCTAATTTGTTCAAAGTCTGGATGCAATCTCGCTAGTTTAGCTTCTGCTTTTTCTTTGTTAACAGTTTGATTTAATTCTTTGAGTTGTTTAATCTCTTGTTTTAAATCTTCTGTTTCCTTAGAACTTCTAAGATGTGCGACTGTTTCAACAACACCATAAACATCTGGGTATTCTTTCTTAAAAGCTTCGATTTCCTCTGCACTTTTAGGTGCTTTGTATTTAGGTCTATTAGCACGAATTTCTGCTAGTAGTTCCTCTTCTCTCGACTTAAAAGAATTAACACGACCATCATAGTGTTTCTTGAGGTCATCATATCTTTTTTTGTAGTCAACCTTTTGATAAGGTTTGTCAGCTTGTTCTTCCGGAGTGTCTTCCTCAGTTTCTGTTGACTGCATTGAATCAACAACAACTTTTGGTTGGTCCTTCTTAACCGCTATCGTGTTAGCATCTGCAAATTCTTTATTTGCATTTGCCTTCATTTGTTCATAATCAATATAATCCTTTTTAGCATTATATGGATTTGCTTCTGTTTCATTACTCTGCTGAGTAGCTTTACTTTTCAGTAAAGTGTCTGCATTACTTTCAACCATTTTTAATCACCTTTCTTGTTTGGGGTTTGCGTATTGCAAAGTAGCCGATATAGAGTGCCTAGGTGATTGCCCGGGTAGCTCTATATATTATACTTATTGGTAGATAATAATCCACCTTTTGCCATCATGGGTTGTCCAGATTCCATTTGAGAATCTTGAACTGCCATACTGTTATCATACTCTTCTTCTGCTGCTCTCATTTGTTTTCTAAGTCTGTCCACACCAATTTGCTTAACTGCTTTTGCTGTGAATACAAACTCACCATCTGATAACATTGCAGGTATCGAGTCTGAAGTTCCTGTTCCCGGTCCATCTACTTCTCCAGAACCGGTGAATTCTTTTGTTGTTAATTTAACAATAACATCCATTATACCCGGATGCATTTCAATAACTTCTTCTAATAATTGTTCTTCTTCTGAATCTAAAACAGATGTATCAACTTGTGCTTCAACATTCATATCATCTTCTTCGCCTTCTGGCATTGCTTCTTCCATTTGCATTTCTAAAGAAGTTTCTGCTTCTGGTGAAAGTTCTGGTATTGTCATACCTTTATCTTCTACTTCTCCACCTTCAGCATATTTATTTACTTTTAAAACATCTTTTAAAACATTTGAACCACCATAGTGTTCTATACCAAATTTTTTTACATCATAGCCCATGTTTTTTAATTGGACTAATTCATAATCTGTTAAGCCACCTTTACTATAAGCTTGATATCCAACATCTTCTACTCTTCCAAGTCTAGGGTCACCACCCATTAAACCACCTGTTGCAGCTTTCTTAACATTTGCTTTATTCATAATAATTTTATTATATTGGAGTTCACCAATTCTTTCTTTTATTTTTGCATCTGGTTCATTTGCATTTTTCATTGCACTATAAACTGCTAATGCTCTGTTGTAATTATCTTCTACAACATCACCTGTTTTATATCTTGCTCTTTCTTTGTCAAATAATCTTAATGGAGTTCCTTCACGCACACTTTGAGGAGTATTAACATCATACAATCCCATAGTTGGTGCTTCTGCTGTTGCGGGTTTCATAAACCCATCCATTTGATTTCTTAACTCTTTAGTAGCCATTGTAAATTACTTTTTCTTTTTAGATGCCATACCACCATACATCATTTTCTTTTTCATCATTCCGCCACCCATCATTTTCTTTTTGCCATGTGCCATTCCGCCATGTGCCATTTTCTTTTTAGATGGTCTTCCTACTTTACTTCCATAAGTTCCTTTTCCCATTGGCATAGTTATTTCTCCTGTTTATTAAGTTTATTAGTTTTGTCCAGTTGGATTAACTGTTCCAGTAAATTCCATTTCCCCTGTTTGCGGAACACCTCCTGTTCCGATTGTGCCATTGCCAACTCCCGAGTTGTCTGGTGTTGGAGATTGGTTAGGTACTCCTTGAGGTGTGTCCATTGGGGACTCTGGACTATCTGTTCCACCAACTGATTGGTTCTGTCTTGCATTTTGTAGTCCTATAATCTTAGCATATATTTCTGCTTCATTAGGGTCATTGATTACTGTCTCTGGGTCAAGGTCTAATGTATATGCTAGTTCTTTTATTAATTCTGGAATCTTGACGAATGGTGCAATCGCAGGATTCTGTACACTTTGTAAGAACATTGTAAGTCTTTGTGACCTAACTTCTTTTTGCATTAAAGAAGATGTTCCTGTTGCCTTAACTTCAAGGTCTCCCTCAATTGCTAAGTCTCCTTCATAAAACTGCATGTTCCATTGGAAGTATGCTTCGCCCAAAGGTTTTAATAAGAAATCGTCTAAATTTTTTACAACAGTTTTTATATTTAAGTTTGCTGCTGATAATAACATTGACATACCAGAAGCTGTTCTTGTCATACTTTGAACACCTGTCTGACCATGAGAGTAAGAAGGTATTCCTGTTGACTCATCTGCCAACTGTCTAAACTTATCAAACATCATCATATTCTCAGTTGATGTGTTTGGAAACTTTAATCCATGAATAGCTTGACCCGGCATACCTGCTTGTCTTCTAAATATTTTGCCCGGATATACATCCATGTTTTGTCCTGCTACTAATGCTGACTCATCAACATCAAAAACAAGTGAACCTGATAAAGCTAAATTATCAATAGCCATTCTTGCATGACCATTCATAATTTGTTGAGCATCTTTCATATTCTCTGGTACACCAATACCAAAGAAACTATATGGGTTCTTCTCATAAGGAAATGCGTTGTATGGTATTCTGTAAGGTTTAAATGGATTGACTACCATTCTTAACACTCTGTTTTCAGTTACCCATGCATTGATTTGCATTTCTTTCTCATCATCCATTCCTTCTGGAACAGGTATCTGAGCATCTTCTAAAACTTTTTTATCTACACAACCCCAGAACTCTAGTACTTCAAATCTATCTGTCTCAGTTGTGTTCGCATCATCTTCTGCTTTGATTTGTGTTTCAAAGGTTCTGTTACGATAGTTAGGACCATCTTGTAAAGTTTCTAGTACTGCTTCTTTATCAAAGAAAGGTCTGTCTAATAAATCTCTTAATTGATTTTTATTTAGCTTGTGTCTATGTACAACATATTCACATTCTTCAATAGTCTTTGCATTTGGGTCTGGATAAAAATCCCATGCACTTACAAATTCTAGTCTAGGTACTTTTACTTGTTCTGGTTGATAACTTCTTGTACCATCTTCATTCTTAACATATCTATGTAAAGTTTTATTAAAAGTAAAAGGACCTTTGATAATACCTGTTCCTAATAAAACAGATTCAAAGATTGCGTTTCTTAATTCTTGTGACCCACTAGACTCATCAATCTCATCATGGATTAATTTTTCCATTCGTCTTGCTAGTGTAGTAGCAGGTCTTATTTGTGCCATCTCTGGCAATGGAGCAGAACCTTCTTTAACAGCTTCGTCTCCTAGTTCATTCTTAAGTGAACCTAAAAATTCTTTATCTTCTTGAAGTCCAGTAAATGTTGCACCCTTTGGTAACTCTCTACCATCACCTTCAAATCCAACCAAAGACATTTGCTCTGGTGACATTGATGGTTGTGATTGGTCTGCACCGCCTTCAATACTTGGTCCAGAGTTTTGTAAGTTTTCTCCTACAGGATTAAGGTGAGCATATTCAGACACACCCTCTGGTACTTTTGTTTCTTCTACTGATATTGGAAACTTATTAGCAGAAAACAATACATCTACTAATTGTCCATATGCAGCTAAAACTTTTGTCTTAGTTACTTTTACAAAGACTCTTGACTTCTCATGTTCTCTAAATTGAACATTCTTGTAATACTGACCTCTGTAATTATGAAAAGCTTCAAGCCATCTGTCTTCATCAGATTGCCTTGCTCGTTCAGAAGTAATAAACCTGTCATAAACAAAAGAAGCTAATCTATTACTTTCTTGTTGTTTTTCTTGGTTTTCTTCGTCTTTAGGTTCAGTTGTGTCTTTGTAATCTACCATATCTAGTTATACCTTTATTATACACCCACTTGCTCGTTTTGTCAAGTGTTTTTTAAATTTTAATCATTTTCTTTATTACACTTCGAGGATATACATTTCTATCCCCAAAAGCTACTTCACCATTATCATTCTGATATGATGCAAAACTCCATACATACTTGTCAGTCTTCTTAAATATATAAGCTTCTGTATTGATTTTAGCTACTGACATCTTACTAAACTCATTAAAATCAGTAATCGTTGAATCCCCGCAAATATCCTCCCAAATTATTAAATACTTGTGGTACTCTTTGTCACCTATAATTATTGGGTTACTTGTCTTCGGCATTACTATATAAATAATCTTTCTTTGAATTTCTAAAGTTCTTAGACTTACTAGTATCTATATCTGTTTCTGGTTGTCTGCACCATTCTCTAAAACTATCTTCTGGTCCGCCCATATCATTTAATCTAAATACTTTAAATGGTTTGATAACATACTCAATATTTTTTTTCTTTTTATATTTGAGCATGTCTTCATACGACATGACTTTATCAAACTCTTCGCCAGTTTTTAAATCTTTAAATGTATATGTTGGCATTACTTAAAGTACTTATCAAGAATTTTTAATTGTT